CTACTGAATGTAAGGATTGCACAAGAAAGTACGTAAGGGAGTACCGTAAACGCCCCGAAAACAAGGCTAAAGAGCTTGCTCGCGGTCGTTCGCAGCATAGGATAGCAACCAGGAATGTGTATGAAGCAACTCCGATAGGAAGGGCTAAGACGCTTTTAGACGGTGCTAAGGAACGGGCTTTAAAAAAGAAAGTAAGATTCTCGCTCAACGTTGGAGATATTCTTCCCGCGCTGGAATTGGGTGTTTGTCAGGTCACGGGCGTACCATTCGATATGAAGCGTGGTAAAGGACATGGGCAACGTCACTGGAGTCCTACGTTGGACAGAATCGACCCGGAGGGCGGATATACAAAAGAAAACGTCCAAGTAGTGTGTTGGGCGTACAATGCCGCTAGGGGGGATTGGGGCGACGAGGTTTTAAACACTCTGGTACAGGCGCTATCGAAACGTGAGCAGCTTCCTCCTCCCCAAGACCCTGGACTTTTGTCTTTTAGAGGCAAGGCAAGCTTGCAACGACAGCCAGCCCCCCTTCAGGAACCCGGATGCGACGCTAGTCGGCTACTTCAATAGCGGCCTACTCGCGACATACTCTTTGCGCCCGGATGCCTTCCTGGGCAACTTCCAGACCGGCATCTTGTCTTTTCAAGGTGTCCCCTCCTACACCGTTAACGATCTTCAAACCATCGACGGGGTGGATAATCCCACCCCGCCGCTTCCGGCGACGCCGTTTCCGTTGGATCAACGGCAGTTCTACAACCCGCTGGTTTCCTATATTGCTGGACGGATAGAAATCGCAGATGATGAGTATTCCGAAAATTCAAGGTCCCAGCAGCTTTTAGCCGCCTTCTCACAGCAGCTTAGGGGTATGTAATGGCCTTAGTCACCCTAGATGGGGGCCAATCATCCGCCGCCTTGGGCGGCCAAACGATCTCTTATATCTCTCTTTTGGTAGCCCAAACGGTTTCAGGCTGTCCCGATACGTTAATACAGACCCACTTAGCGCGTGTTTTGGTTGATTTTTACACCCGTTCAACCGCGTGGCGTGTGATCTTAGGCCCCCTAGCCGTTAATGCGGGCCAGGATATCATTGAGCTAAATCCCGTAGATCAAGACGCCCGCCTGCAATTTGTGCTGGGTGCTTATCGGCGCCCGTCTAATGTCCAGTATCCGCAGATCCTGCCCGCTTCTCCGGTGCCCATTATCGGCGGCAATCCGGGGCCACCGTGCAGTTACACCATGGAACGGTTTGATCGACTTAAACTCTGGCCGGTTCCTGACCAAGACTATGGCAAGACGCTATTCGTATGGGCTTCTCTGGTGCCCACCACGATGATTTCGATCTTGCCCGATATGTCTTATACCCATCACTTGGAAGGATTGACCTCGGGCCTTCTCTCGCGGTTATACGGTATTCCTAAAAGACCCTGGTCCGATAACGGACTTGCTGCGCAGCATAATAAAATCTACCGCCAGGAAGTCGCCATCGCCCGCGACGAGGCACGGCGGGGTTATGGACCGGCCGATGCATGGACGCGGTTCCCGCGCTTTGCGGGACGTGCGGGTTCGCAGATGCTGCCGAGGGCATCGGGGTGAATGCGCTGCTGGATGTCCTGGTGACAGTCTCCAAGGACACACCGGAAGAGTTTGTCCAAGTGAGCAAGAATTCGGTGGATGCGGCGGTTAAAAAAGCTTGCTACCCGATCCAAGTGATTACGGTACCCGGCGTGCCGGGGCATGTGGGACAGGCCATGATGAATGGCTTGAAATTATCGACCGCCAAGTATGTGTGCTGGGTCGATGACGATGATTGGGTAGTGCCACGCGCCTTTGCGATCTTGACCGACGCGCTTGCCACGGAGCCTACTGCGGTCTGTACGCACGAGATGCGGACCTATAAAAATGGTCATCAAGAACGGTTCGGCGGTCGCCATCACTTGGTTGCTTTCAAAGCTGCGTGGATTAAGGACCAAGATTTAACACCGTTTAAGGCGACGCCGTTGACGTACCTCATGAAACATCTGCCGAACGATGTGATCGACATTCCAGACCCTGTGTATTTTTACCGTATACGGCAATCAAGCGCGCTCAAGTTACGGCGGTTGCATACCCAGAAAGAGTCATTGTTGTGGTAATCAATGATCCGTCCAATTGGGTTTCGATTAGCGGTTCGCTGGCTGCGCCGATCAGGGGGGCGAGTCCGCCATTTCAATATAATGATCCCGATGTCCATACGCCTTACGGTCAGGTTCCGCTCGTGAACGTGTACGATCTTTTTACGACACCGCCGGGACCCGGTAGTCCGAGTGGCTATAGTTTCTCTGGGCTTGCTTATGTGGGACCGATGCCGTTTGTCGGCGTACTGCCGGTCAACTGGACTACCCTATTAGATGACAACAGCATAACGGTCAGCAATCAAAACGGAGTTATTGCAACCAAACAGATCTCCATAGACTATGCGGGAGATTCAACCACAGGCACTTTTAATGTTTCCTTGGATGCCAGTTCCACGGAAATTTATATCACCAATCTGATGCCGTTGAGTTGGAATGGCATTTATCCGGGATGGCTCGCAGTGAGTTTTGGCGTTCCTACGCCGCCCGCTACGGGGGGCACGACTGGTGGCACTTTAGGGGGCAGCGGCGGGCGACGTGTTTGGCGCCCGCGAGCAAACCGTATCATATGACGACTCTTACGGCCCGGTTCACGCAATCCCCCGCCGAGACGCTACGCTACGTGCTCGACTACACGTTGTTTTGTGCGCCCACCGAAAGCATTGCATCCGTGGTCGCCAACAGTATTACTCAAACACCGGGTACCGGTGTGGCCGAAACTCCGCTCATGGCCATTACCGGCCTCAATGTTGTTCCCGCTGTAGCTCCCGCCCTCGCAACGACAGCGGCGTTCTTTGCATCCGGCGGGGTCGATCAAGGCGTTTACGAAGTGCAGTTCTTGGCCACGACTTCGTTGGGGCAGGTTTTGGAGGATATCGTAGAGTACACGCTGATGGAGAAACTATGATCTTCGTGTTCTCCAATAACGCAAGTTCCCTGCTCGCCTCCGCCATCGCGCCGACCGACACCGAAGTCCAAGTGCAGTCCGGCCAAGGCGTGTTGTTTCCCGCCGTTGCCGCCGGCCAAGTGGCCAGCATCACGTTGGAAGATGTCAACGGCAACATTGAAGTTGTATATGGCACCGGTAAAACCGGCGATACCTTGGTGGTAGAACGTGCGCAGGAAGGCACCACCGCATTGAGTTTTGCGTCAGGATCGCGCGTCGAACAACGGATTACGGCCGGCGTCATGGCGGCGTTCTTGCAAAAACTAGGCGGGGATATTTTATCGGGCACGACACAAGCCACGGGGGTTTTTAATCTAGGCTCGGGCGGGTCTATTCAAGGCGGCGAGATCGCCGGCACGGCGATTAGGTCTCAGCCCGGCGATACCAGTAATCAAATTGTGGTGCCGGTTGGAGGACAGGCCACGGAAGGGGGCAGCGTGTTGCTGACCCAAGGCAATCTGGTTAATAACTTGCCGGCCGCCGTGGGTTTTATTTTAAAAGGTATGATTGTCATCTGGAGCGGATTGTCTACGGCTATACCGGCTGGTTGGGTTTTGTGTGATGGTAATAACGGCACGCCTAATTTAAAGGATCAGTTCATTATCGGCGGCGGTGGCACGTTGGCGGTAACAGGCAAGTACGCCTTTGTGACGGACCCGAATACCGCCGGGACTTCGACCGGCGCGGACACCACACTGACGGCAGCTAATTTGCCGCCCCATACCCACGGCAACGTAATCTACGCAGGCTCCGCTGGATCGACTGTGGGTCCTAAAGGCACGGCGGCCGGTTCGACGTATTTTTTCTCAGGCTCGGGTGCGGGTAACGCGATCAATTGGGAGACTGATAACGGCCCTGGCACTTCCGCGCCCATCGCGCTTTCTGGGCTTGCCGTACCCGTTCATACCCACACCGCCGAGTCACCGCCCTACACCGCCGTGTTTTTTATCATGTACGTAGGAAGTTAGCATGGCCACGGGTACTACTGCGATTAGGGCGCCCTCCCCGTCCATCGACAATCATCAAATCGTACTTGGGCAATTAAAAGAAATCGCGGAAGTCGCGCAGCGTCAGCGGGGCAACCCGCTCGATAGCTTTGTAAAGCTGGGAGAGTTGGTTTCTGCGGGAGTCGTTAATTACCGGGGTACAACCGTATCGCCCGTAAAAACTTCTACCAGCGGCGCATCAAACGGCACGAATCAACAAGGCCCTCCCGGACCTACCGGCGCTCCCGGATCGCAGGGCTTTGAAGGACCGCAGGGCAATCCCGGTGCGACGGGTGACACGGGACCGCCAGGGCTTAATGCGACAGGCGTAAGCCCTTTTTTGGTCGCTGCGATGGCGAGTCTAAGGATCTAGGGGCAAGTCATGTTGCTGCTCACGGCGCCTTTTGATTTTCTGGAGTTAAAAACTCAAAACGCGGTAGCCACCGACTGGACCGCAAGTTGGATAGCTCTTAATTTTGGAGCGGGATCTTTTATCCCTGATAGCGGGTCGGGCCAGCAGATGATGGCGGGAAGTGTAACCTTAGTTCCGGGTCCTTATGCGGGGGCTCAGCGACAAATAAAATATTTGTCGGTGGTCAATCGTGATACGACTTACCCGCAAGTCGTGAGCATTGATAAAAATTCAGGCGGCGTGGCCTATAACATCACCGGCAATTATTCACTCCTACCGGGGGAGTCCTTGCAGTATGTGGATTCTCAAGGGTTTAAGATTTTAGATGCCTTGGGACAAATCAAATTCGTGGGCGCGACGGGAGCCAGCGGACCTCCCGGCACGTCGGGGGATGCGGAAAACACGTTTATCTATACCCAGGCCACCCCTTCGGCGGTGTGGGTGATTAGCCATGGCCTTGGGCGTTTCCCCGCCGTCGATGTAGTCGATAGCAGTAATTCGGAAGTCGATGGCGATCTGCAATATCTGGACAGCAATCATTTGAGCATTACTTTCTCCGCGCCCTTCTCTGGCGAGGCGTATCTCAACTAGGAATATCCCATGGCACGTAAATTTCTAACCGGCATCGACCTCGTTCAGAATCAACTCCTGAACGGTGCGCTCCAGAATTTGGCCGCGCCGCCAAGTTCCCCGGTCGGCGGCCAAGTGTATTGGGATACGACGCAGGCGGCGGCCGGCAATCCTGCATTACTTGCGTGGAACGCGACTGCTTCCGCATGGGAGTTAAAGGCGACCAACGCCCTTTTGTTGCAAGGGCAAAACGGGGCTTATTACTTGGCGCGTGCTAATCAGACCGGCACGCAATTGGCTGCGACGATTTCTAACCTACAAGCGACGGTCGTCACCTACACGCTCGATCAATTCGCGCCGCCTGCGGGTGCAGTGTCGATGGCGGGGCAACGGCTCACCAATTTACCGACGCCGACCGCAGGCTCGGATGCGGCGACCAAGACCTATGTCGATGCGAATATTCAGGGGCTATCCCCGAAGCCCACGGCAATGGTCGCCACCGCTGCGCCTCTGCCCACCAATGTCTATGCCAATGGCTCAGCCGGTGTGGGGGCGACGTTAACGGGCACGGCGAATGGGATTTTGACGGTCGATGCGTACGCGGTGCAATTAAACGATCTGGTGCTGGTTAAGAACGAAGCGGCGAGCCAATACAACGGGCTTTATTCGCTCACCACGGCAGGCACCGCAAGTGTTCCCTATGTGCTGACCCGCAATCCCGATATGGATCAGACGGGGGAGTTCATAGGCGCCTTTATCGCGGTCAATAATAAGGGCGCGACGACGGCAAATACGCTTTGGCTCTGCGGCGTGCCATCGGCCGTCACCGTGGGAACCTCCGCAGTGCCGTTCGTGCAGTTAAATGCCGCGACGGCCTTAGTAGGCTCGACCACGATCTTGATTTCTGGCAACGCAGCCTCGGTGATCGTCGCGCCCGGCGGCGGCATCGTCATCGGCGCCTCGGGCTTGTCGCTCGA